TTATATAGCTTTTTGCCCAACATCCAAATTACTGCACTGTTGTTCCCATTTCATTACATCTTCTGCAAGGTATCGCTTCATAGTTCCACCTTCAGATTTTAAAGCAGGAGCAGGGAATGGAATACCCCAAGGGCTTTTGATTTCCCAGCGATTAAGTGTGCGTTTGGTAATATGAAACAACTCACACACATAATTAGAAGTTACATATTTATCCATTTAAGCCCTCCGCATCCGTTTTTGGTTCTAAAACAACACCATCAAAAGTTCCATCCCCACCGCAGTTGAGACAATGAGTATAAACTCCTAAACCATCACCATCTGGGCTAAAGTTATCGGGGATTTCACCGATAAATTCAGTGCTTCCTAAAACTCCCTGTTGGTGTGTATGTGGTGCTAAACCATAATAAGGATATACACATTCACCATTACCATCATCACAATAGTCGCAAATTTTAATTTGTTGATTGCTCATTTACACCACCTTCTTAGATTGATGGACTTTATTCTTAACCTTTGCCAGGATTAAGCATGTCTCGTTCGTTTCACTATTAGCTAGCTTATGAAAACTCTGACTGTATCGAACCATTTCAGCTTTAGTCATTAGGGTTAAATTTTCTAGACGGCAATCAGTTTTATCCAGATTGTTAAAAGCAATTACATGGTTTTCAGGAATAGGGCCGTTAGCCTTTTCCCAAACTATTCTATGCTTCAACTTAAAAACGTTTGGCTCTGCAACTTTCACTAATACATAGCCATCTTTTGAACAAACTCTCTCATAGCCAATCGGTTTTAAATTCCAGCTATGACGACCTTTTTTAAGGCTTCCTGAGTTAGGTTTGCAAATACCCTTGGTGCCCGTATTCCATGGCTTGTCTCCCTTTTCAAAACAGCCAGTTCGACCAGTGTTCCATTTGTTGCGTGTACACAGTGATTTGATTGAATCAACACTAAAATTTGTGTTGAATTTAAGGTTTGCTTTAAGCGTGAGTTCTTTCCGCCCAAGGTTGCAGTTAGATTTAATGTAATCTAGCTGCTCAGGCGTATATTTAATCGCTTGACCCTTTGGCATTTTATACCTCGTAATTAACTTCAAGTATTGGAGCTTTTTGGTTTTCATTTAAGCCCTTATATTGAGCCACCAGTTTTACTGCTTCTAATTGTGTAGAGTGGGTTTTAATAATTTGTTCGCTAATCAATTCCATGTTTTGGGCACGCAGTACTTCATCAGCTAATTCGTCCTTTCCAGCTTTAGATAGTCGGTCAAGTTGTGCGAACAATGCTGTGTTTAAATCTTTTAATGTGCTCATTTCATTCTCCAGCATGCTTCTTTAAACTTCGCATTTATGATTAGATCTTCGATTTCACCAGCGCTGACGTTTTCATAAATGTGAGTCATCTTGCTCCCGAACACTTCAAGTGTTCGGGTGATAGTTGAGTATTTGAATTTCATGGCAGATCCTCGTCGTTTATTGTTACAGACGAAGCTTTTTCTAATTCAAGTCTGCGATTACGGACGTGTCGCATCATTTCAGGTTGAATAACTGGATCTAAACTTGAGACATCTATTTCAAGTGCATCAAGAGCAGTTAGGTCAGGTGCATTCTGAATACGGACCATTAATGATGGTTGCTCAGCAGCCTTATTTTGTTGAAGTACTTCTAAGCGTTTGTGCATGTATTTTAAAAGTGGCGAAAGTTGTTCCGTAGTCCAACCAGTCGTGTATTTAACAACAGCATTTACCTCTGTAACTGTTTTTGATTCATCAACTCGTTGTTTTAAAGTAGCCAGTTTCTCCTGGTATTCAGATTCATCATTAGCTAACTTCTTAGAGTTATTTTCTAAAGTAACTTCATCGATTTCTTTAGCTTTATTAACGACAGCTGCAGCAACAGCATCAAATGAAGTTGGACTATTTAGAATGTCTGAGTGTGTTGGTATCTCATCCAATGTCTTTTTTTCAACATCATTTGAGGTAGGGTATTGAGCTGTAACTGGTCCAATAATGTCATCTAATGAAGCTTCATCATCAGTTTTGATTTTAGCTTCTGCCTCTTTTTTTCGTTTTGATTTACTTGGTTCTTTGCCGAGGCGAGTAATAGATACATCATCATTAAGCTCATGGCCGAGCGCATTGGAAATAGCCTTTAATTGAAGCTTGGCATTTTCAGCATCTCGTTGAACAAATCCACCATTAATTGATTCAACAAGTGCAGCGGTTTTGAAGTTCACAACATAGATAGAAGGTGAATAAGTGTTGATAACAAAAACATCTTGGCCATCTTCATATTCATCAAGTGCGAGTGGTTTAGAGAAAGCAATACCTGCCAATTCAATCATTTCGACTTGAATACAAAATTCATAATTAGGTAATACAAAAACAGTCGCTGGCATCTGATCCAATGTACTGAAATCTTTATCAGCATGAAGAGAGCCATTACCTGCATAGCGACATAGAACGGTTTTGCCTTTTTGTAGTGCTGCAAAGGCTTCTTGAGCGTTTAAAATATGAGTCATCTTCTTATCCTTTTAATGCTTTGCGTAGATATGGATCTAAGTCATCTTGTTTAAGTAACCAGGTAACATAATCGGCAGGAATGTCTTTAATAGCCGTGCCTTTGTATTTGCCAAAGGTCAGATGCGTAGGGATGCGGGCTTGTTCAGAAAACAAGAAAAGGGATTGCATGTCTTTAACACCAAGTACTTTGCAAATATTCTTTAATAGAGCTGCTGTAAGCAAAACATCCTGTTTAGCGTTATGTGCATTTCGAATGCTTTGACGTGCTTTTTCAGATCCATTAGTAAATTTGTAGATTAGTGCTGATAAGTTAAGTGCATCATCTGGCCAAACCATACGCGCCAAAGCTAAAGTACAAATTGCCTTAACATTAATAGTCTTATCAGCCAGTTTGATTGCCTCAATATCGTAATCAACATTGTGGCCAATAATGTATTGCACACCTACAGGCAGCCTAAATGTCTCATAACTTGGCTTTCCAGCTATGTCAGATTCAAGAATGTGATGCACAGCCATAGCACCGTAGCTAATCGGTTCAGGACATGAAAAGTACTCATCAAAACAAGCATCTTTATTAACGACTAATTCACCGTTTTCAAAGTAGACAGGAACATGGGCTATCTCGATTGGATAGCCGTTCATGTCATGAGTTTCAGTGTCTAAAATTATTGCGCTCATGCATGTAATTCCTGTTTAGCTAGGTTGTCGATTTCCTGTTTTACAGCTTCAAGTTTTGAAGCTTCAATTTGAGTTAATGCATCTAAGCCAAGGTATTCACATACGCTTTTGATATCCAAGCCACGCTCAGCAATAAAATCTTGGAGTTCATCTCTTTGAGCGTCACTGATGCCTAAAAATTCAGGAGGGCTAATCCATTTATTTTGTTCTTTATCAAAAGTGCAATTCAGTGCTTTAGCGCGTTGCAACATAGCTTGTCGCATGTTCTGGTAATACATATGGTCTTTAACTAATGACTCAGTTAGCTGGTTTATATCACCCGCGTGTTCAGCTTCATTGCAACTTTGTTTCCAGTTCTCAAATTCCTCAAAAGCTTTAGCAGCTGCTAATTGAGATGGTGTAAGGGTATTGATGTGGGCTTTTGCTTGTGAGATGAGTTCAGCCAAGAAAGTTGGACTAGTTTTTAAATCTGGAACCCAAACTTCACCAGTTTCACCACCTAATGCACCAGCATTTTTTGCATGATGAGTATCGGTAGGATTGAAGCTTATTACGCGAGCTGATTTACCTTCTTGAGTTCTAACAGTGGTTAAATAACCCATGACATCAGCTATTCGATAAAGCTCATTTCGGTTTTTCCCACCTAGATCTGGGCGATGTATAGTCTGATCACCATTTTCACTTTCAACTGCATGGGCTATGAAAACAACATCTTTACCCATTGCAATAAGCATATGAACATAACTCTTAAAGATATTATTGGCTGAACCTTGGGCTTTAAGCTTTAATGTTCCATCTTTTTGGCGATTTTCAGAGATACCGAGAAGGTGAGTCTTAATACACTCAAGCATTGCACCCACTGTATCAATTACTACAGTATTAAAAGGTGCAAGATCCTGTGGAGTTAGATTTGCTATATCAGTCCATTTTTGAACTGGAATAACTGCCCCGCGACGTAACTCACCAGTACGATGAGCACCTTTGTCAAAGTCGAATGAAACTGCTTTATCCGCAGTAAATCCCATTGAGGTTTTACCAAGACCAGGATCAGCATATATATAGGTAATGATTGCATTAACCTGTAGGGGCTGATCAGAAGTAATAATATTAAGAGCCATGATTACAACCCCTTATTATATTTAGCGTTGTTATAAGACATACGTTGGTTTGCACTGTACGGAGTGCGTTGAAAGCATTCTTTAGAAAACATTTCAGCACGTTCTTTTTTGCGTCGAAACTCTACTACTTGTTGTAAGTTGCGAAGTATCCAAGGCTTAGCTTTCAACAAATCAGGATCTACAGGTGTACCGCCGTTTTCGGTCTCAAGACGAATATCTGTAAGGCGATAATTTGTAGAAAATGTTTGTGGCCCAAGGCGGACGTGATAGCGACCATTATCATCACGAGTAATGAACTCGCGGAATGGGGTAGTGAAGCGTTTGTTTTCCATTAGATCGCCTCCGCCAGTTTGTGCTTTTCAATGTATGCAGCTAGTTGAGCATTGATGTTTCGATGATCATCGTAGATCGTGAAGTCTTTATAGTTGTTGCCATTGGCATCAGTGATTTGACCAATTTCAAGATTGATGATGTCTACAGCGGTGAATTCCGAACCAGGTACGCCGTAGCTATCAGGATGTTTATCAAATACGAATTTCACTGGTACACGAAAGCCATCAAGATTAATAACAGCTTCACCAGTAATGTCAGATGTAAGTTTGAGCGTCATAACGCCGTAGTAGCTAGGAGTTACGTTCGCAATTGAAGGTTGGCTTGAATGTGCTGTTTGATAGTCACAAGATGAAACAGCCGATGCTATTCCGAATATCAATAAGCTTGAAGCTGCCCATGTCCCTAATACAACCTTACCGAAAGGCAAAGCTGAATTGCTTTGAATTGTGTTTTGTTCCATAATCTACCTCATGTAAGTGAGAAGCCCTGATCGCCGTGGTAAGTGTTCGGGGCTTTTTGCTGTTCATGAGATTAAGTTTACCAAAGGAAACTTACAAGTCAACAAAAAGTTTATTAAAAGAAACTTTTATTTTTATGATTGGAAACTTAACTTTCCAAAAGTCAAAATTAAACCCATCACTGGGATGGGTTTGATAAAAGTTTAACACTTAAGAAGCTAAACTAAGTTTCTTGCTTAATGATTTATTTTTTGGAGGTGAAGGTAGTGTTGTTAAAAATTTCTCAATTTGTATTGTATTGTAGCCAATTAAACTGAGTCTTTGTTTAATATCATTAATAATGGTATTGAGTGTATTTTCTCGATCCCAAGTAATTTTGAACGTTTTAGAGTCTAATGATTCACTAATCTGAATAAGATAACGGTCGAAGTTATAAAGGTATTTTATACTTCTCGTATGCTCTTTGTTTGTAATATCGCAGTACTCTTTAAAAGTTAAAATTACCTCAATGGAGTCAATATATTTATTGGATACTATTGATGTGTAAGGTTCATCAAATATAGCGTCTGCAAGCTCAGATGGCTGAATTCCTTGCATTAAATATATAGCAGTTAATTTATCAATTAGTTGGCTAAGATATAAGTCTTTCATAGCATCTTCCTAACTTCTTCAATGAGTGAAGGTATATGGTTTAAAGACTTCACAAGAGTAGGGTTGTCTCTGGAAATAACGCGACCAAATTTATTTGATAACTTTAGATTTACATACATTACTAAAGTACCATCATTTGGAGTGTTCTGTTTCAAATATGGCAAATGACGTGAAAATGGTTGCCATAATTCAGTACCTTTAGGATTATAACCTAAATCAACTAGCAAGCTAGCGACCTCATTCTCAACTTTTTGGACAATTAACTTCCTTAATTGAGCCCTTGCCTGCGCTGGTCGTTTTTCAAGTAAAACTGGATCAACATCATCTTTAGAAATTTTTCTATTAGCTTTTTCTGTAAGTTGCTTAGCTAAAAGTTCAAGATCCTCTTCATCAAAATCATTTAATTCAGCTAGCTTTTGAAGTTTACTTTTAACAGATTCACTAATTTCCTGTCTTTTTATCTCAAATAACTCATTGAAATCTATATCTTTTAAAAATGAATCTTGCTCACTTAGATATACCATTTCACTTTCAACAAGACCAAGCTCTTGTCCTTTTCTATCGTAATCTTTAGTGAGCTCACGTAATGTGTAATCTTTAATTCTTTCAGCTTTGGCTCTATCAACTTCTTTTTGAAATTCGCCCCACATTTCATTGAGACCAATTTCTTCATGAAAAATAACAGTAGCATTGTTATCTATTTCAAAGGCAACAATTTCATCTTCAGGTATTGCTCGAAGAACTCTTCCAATAACTTGGGCAAACGCATTGAGACTCTTATAAGGTCTAAAAATTGATAAAATAGTAAGGTACTTATGGTCATATCCCTCCATTAACATATTGACAGATACAACAACGTCACATTCATTGTTTTCAATAGCTTGAAACTTATTTTCTTGAGTTCCTTTATCCATATTGCTGTGGACAAGAATAGATTTCACACCTCGAGAGGTGTACCAATCTTGAATTTCTTCTGCATGAGCAATACTACAACCTACTGCTAAAATTTTATGAGGAACAGTCGGAGATATTTTCCTTAATTCTGCTAATTTTATTAAACTATGATTAATCACATCCAATGAACATTCTTTAGATAAGGCAACACTTTTTTGTAACCATTCAGAATCTTTAAACTCCAATACTCTTTCTACAGTTAATTTCTCACCAGGATATTCTGGAGTAGTAAAAAATAAGTTCTGAGCATTTATTGTTTCTTTTTTAAGATATTTTACATAGCGATCACGCATAACCTCAGAAAGAGGGGTTTCATGAATACGAATGCCCGGGATTTCTTGACCATCCCCACGATAAGGTGTTCCAGTAACATGAAGCTTTTTAGCTTTATCAAAATAATTTAATGATTGTTCCCAACTGTTTGCAGCAGAATGATGTGATTCATCGATGATGATCATATCGAAAAAGTCTTTTGTAACTCGATTCAGTAAAGAGCTCGGGGTGTCCCCAACAATTTTCTGAATGTTTGAGTAAATTATATTACTTGAATTAAGGTGCTCATCAGAAAGTTCCGAAGTATATTCATTAACAATAGGAAGATTGTTTAGCCCGAAAATAACATCAAAGTTTATCCAGAAATTATCTTGTAAAGACTCTTGAGTTTTACTAATACTATTTTTGGTGACTAACCCTGGAGTAATAATTAATACTCGCCCTTCAGATACACCATATGGAGCAATAGAAATAAGCCCAGATTTTCCTGTTCCTGTTGGTAGAACTACTAATGCTTCTCCATGAGGATTTGTTTCAAAAAAATCTTGAATTTTAAGATATGCCTCAATTTGAGGAGAACGCAATTTATTATTTCCAACAATATTAACCGATGTATTTTTGAAATATGATGACATTTATTATCCTCAAAATTTTATTCCCGAACCGTAGTAATGACTATGTCGGGCTCACAGTTTTTTAGCCCGCCCGCCAAAATTGACGACCCATAACTTTAAAATTTAAACCATTTTGTTCAGTAACTTCTCTATCACGATATTTTGGATTAAGGCTGTGTAAAATTAACTTTCCACCTTCTTCTTTAAATATCTGCTTAATCATGCCTTCACCTTCAAAGTAAACTGCATAAATCTCACCATCAACAATCTCTGTTTGCGATATATCAATACCTACAAGATCTTGATCATGAATAAAATCTGCCATGCTGTCACCCTTTGCCTTTATTATTCTCATGCATTTAGGATCAACATACTTTTTTTGAAAAAAAGAAGGAGGGAAAGGGAACTTACCGTTTATAACATCAAAGTGAAATTCAATTGATTCACCTGTGCCACATGAAAAATTTGCTTCTACCACATCAATCCAAATAAAACCGTTTTCAATTTCATAATCAACTACAGTTGGTTCATGAATGTCATTTACATCAAAAGATGAATCGTCAATCTTTTTAAGCCCATGTTTATCCATGAATTCTTGCATTTTAAATGTATTTAATTTTTCAGGCTCTTTTCCAGTTAATAACCATTCTTGAGTAGTTTTTAACACTGCTGCTAGTCCTGGTAAATATTCAGCTTTAGGTACATTTGTTCCTGCCACCCATTTTGAAACAGCACCTTTAGTAGCTCCAGTTGCTTCTATCAAATCAACTTGACGAACTTTTAACTCAGTCATTCTTTGAATTATACGATCACTAATAGAGCTCATAAAAAATCCCTCATAATTGTTTCCTATAGTAAACAAACATGTTGAAACTAAAATAAACTTATGGTTTACTAACGGAAACTTATAGTTTATTGAGGTAAACGATGACCGTTGATGATCTTAAAGACCATTTCGGTGTGAAAAACGATATCCAGCTAACTAGAACCATCTTAAGAGTCACAAGAGGAACAATTAGCAAGTGGAGACATCGCGGAATTCCCATCGATACACAGGCACGTATTCAAGTCCTAACTGAAGGAAAACTAAAAGCTGATTTAAATGCATTACATGCATCCTGATTATTCATTTAATTGAATTATGGGGAGTTTTTACTTTCAGTAAACGTGAAACAAATCAAGGATTTCACAAATGCAAGAAATAACACTAAGTCGTGAAGCTCAAACGGCAATTTTCAAAATGATTAACCAGACGCAGGGGATTTCACCAAAGGAAATTGCTCAAGTCACTGGTGATTCACATAACACCATTTGCAACTACGGCAACGTAGGGATGCCAAATCACTTACCAAGCTTAAAGAAGCTTGAAACCATCATGATGTACACGCAGAACCCTGAAATTTTAAAAGTGTGGGCACATCAAATGGGTTATGCACTTGTACCTGTGGATTGTGATGCTAGCAAACATCATGAGCTTTCTATCTTTGAAGCAATGATGAAACACAACATTAAGAGCGGAAAGGCAAACCGAGTTGTGTATGAGGCTTATGAGGATGGGGTGATTACACCTTCTGAATATGAAGAGATCCACCAAATTACCCAGGGGTTGATTGAGTTGATTACCGCCGTGGACCAAGCAGCACTTAAGCAAATGCAGAAGTACACAGCACATGCTCAAAAAGAAAAAGCCTGATGGATTAGATCAGGCTTAGGCATTCGAATCTATAGCGAGATTGAACATGACGAATATATCAAACACGTTAGCTACACACAACAAGCCAATTGTTGTCAAAGAGCAAGTGGCACAGCAAAAGCAAATTCAAGCAACACAGTCTTGGTATGAACCTGCATTACACACACTGGAACAAATGCTTGAAGTACGTAGAGCAAATTTACGCAAGCGGAATGGTGATGAAAATCAAGCTGCAGTTACACGTGAAGAGTTTATGGAACATTTGCACGACTTGAATGGTATGCAGCTTTGGCAAGCAGCTGAACTTGTATCAAGTCTCAAACGGGCAGGGAAAATTAAATGTTTTGGTCGGTTCATTCAAATGGGTGAACAGGATGGTGAAGAATGAGTTTAGATGCAACAGTCTGGGCTTGGAAAAAGAAATTCACTCAGGTGAAAGGTGGACCATCCCCAGCATTAAAAAAATTGGTTTTGTTATCAATGGCTGATCGTGCTGATGAACAGCATTGTTGTTATCCAAGTTCTGCACGATTAGCAGAAGATTGTCAGATCAATAAGAAAACCCTTTTTAAGATTTTAGATGAGCTAATTTCGGACGGAGTAATTTTCGATACAGGTGAAAGAAAGGGTAGAACTAAGCAGGTAATTGTGTATCGATTAATTGGCGTGCAAGGTCGTGAACAAACAGTTCCAACATTGGAACACTTAGAAGATGAAAGCATTGATACACAAGGCTTAAATTCTGAAACAGTACCAACATTGGAACAGTTCCAACATTTCCCTGAAAGAGTACCAACATTTCCAGTAAAGAGTACCAATATTGGTACACGGAATCTCTCAAAGAATCTATCAATAGAATCTAAAAATAAAAATGGTTGGCTTTGTTTGAAAAAACTTCGTGATGAATTAGCTCAAGCAGATCCTGATTGCAATCCTGAAGAAATTATCAAAGCAACTTGGTTCAACCGCGAACTAGGTGCATTTGAGAAATTCAATGCAGAGAAGAATCTATGTGATGATCTTTTGATTTATCACTTTGCTGATTCACTTCTGAGAAACAAATCGAAGTACGACAAGTCTCAGAAAACTGAGAATTCGAAAACTACTCGAAAAAAATCAGAAGGTCTTTCTGAAAAACAAATTGGTTTATTTGCACAACGTCTTTCAAAACATCCTGAGTTCTCTAGCAAGTTTGCAGAACCTGGTGAGGGCTATGAACAACTAGCAGCTCGAATCGCCGTGAAGTTATCAGATCCAGTACAGGCTAAAGCGTGGGAAAGCTACTTAAAACAAGTTGGTTTAGAAACGAGTTTGGGAGCTGCTGCATGAGTTGTTTTATCAATTATGGTTCTGTTTGCTCTGGTATCGAAGCGGCAACAGTCGCTTGGAATCCTTTAGGTTTTAAAGCTGCTTGGTTTGCAGAGATTGAAAAAGAACCAAGTTTGATTTTAGAACATCATTACCCAGATGTAACAAATCTTGGTGACATGACATTAATAAAGAACAAAATATTAAATAGAGAAGTTGAAGCACCATTAGTTCTTGTTGGTGGTACACCTTGCCAAGCTTATTCGGTAGCTGGTAAGCGTTTATCACTATCTGATGAGCGAGGAAAAATCACACTCTCTTATGTGGAGTTGTTAGATGCAATTGATTCAGTTAGATCTTTTCAAGGACATAAGCCTTGCGTTGCCGTCTGGGAAAATGTCCCAGGAGTCCTCAACACATCAGACAATGCTTTCGGTTGTTTTTTGGGAGGGCTTGCAGGTTCGGGGTGTGAACTTAAGCCGTCAGGGAGAAAGTGGCCAAACGCTGGTTGTGTGCTTGGACCATCTCGACAAGTCTATTGGCGAGTCCTTGATGCTCAATATTTTGGATTACCCCAACGACGCAAGCGTGTGTTTGTTGTCGCAAGTGCTCGAACAGAAAGTATCGGAGAAATACTTTTTGAGCGAAAAAGCATGCTCAGGGATCCTACGCAGAGCAGCAGCAAAGGGAAAAGTATTGCCGATGATCGTGCAGCACACACTACAAGAGCAAGCAAAACTGTTAGCGGAAAAACCTACCTTTCACCCTTATTAGCTTCGCATGGTGAGAAAAAATGGTTGGGCAACCAAGAAGCATTTTGTGGTGATTATTATATAAAGCATGCGATTGGCATTGGAGGAATGACTACGAACGCTGCTATTTCAAATGAACTTTATCCAACATTATTGGCTAACAATGATCGAGGATATCTCATTAAATCTTACGGCTTACAAGGCAATATTATCGGACGCTCTATCACAGCAGGTGGTAACGGTATCGGCTGTAGAGCAGAACAAGCACCAACACTAACAACAGTCGATCGTCACGGTGTTGTTTATTGTGGGACTAAAAATGATGCTCTTCGTGATTTAGGTAATAACATCGCACCTACTCTACGTTGTGGTGGAAGACAAGGTGGTGCAATTCAGCAAGCAGTTTTCCAATATGTCCCTCAATATATTTTCTCATTAGCGCGTTACCTCACCGAAATTGAATGTGAGCGTTTACAGGGATTCCCAGATAACTATACCAATGTTCCCAAGGTGGCAGCAGGAAAGCGCTACAAAGCTCTAGGAAATAGCATGGCTGTCAATGTAATGCATTGGATCGGTAAAAGACTTCAAATGTATTTGAATGGTGGGTTTGCATGACCTCAATGAGCATCGACCAGTACCGCCGTGAAATTCTTAAGCAAGGTGATAAAGCCAAGGTAGCTAAACGCAATAAGTTTAATGCACAGAAAATTGAAATGGACGGGATGACTTTTGACAGCAAGAAAGAACACAAGCGGTACATCGAGCTTAAAGCAATGCAACAAAGGGGCGAAATCTTTGGTTTAGAACATCACACTAAATTTGAACTTGCGCCAAAGACAAAACTTGAGGGAGAGAAAAGGGCAAAACCTGCATTACGTTATTTTGCTGATTTCACTTTTTACACCAGCACAGGTGAATACATTGTCGAAGATGTGAAGTCAGCAGCGACAAGAAAGTTAGCGAGCTATCGCAATAAAAAACATCTTATGAGCACAGTTCATGGGATCAGCATCACAGAAGTATAGGAAGATAGATATGTTAATTGAAAAGTTTGATTTTTTAGAATTGTTGCGACTCGCTATAGCTCAGAGTAACGGTAAAGGGAAAATAACAAAAGATGTGGTGTTGGGTGAAATAGCTTTGATGCCAGTTCAAGCTAAGAAATGGGCTGAGTTGCTTTTAGAGCGTGTTGATTTCGAAAGGATCGCAGTTGTCACTGATGCAAAGAAAATCTATGAAACAAATATTATTAACGGGAAGGAAGTAAAAAAACGAATTGAAGATATACCAGGGAAAGTTGAATTTAAAAAAGGTGAAATTAATTCTGCAGATTTTTTCCGAGTTCGAAATGTTTTAGCAGGTAAGATCCATAAAGAAATGATCAAGAAGAACTTTAAGCCAAACAATTCTCAAGGTGATTTAACAAATGTTGCAAAAGGAATTGCAGAGGTGGTTTTACGTGGACGTTTATTCACTAAAGCGATGTGTAGTCATTGCCAAGGTATAGGCAAGCTTGAGCTTTATAACGAAAAGGGTCATCCAAATAATTCTAAATTTTGTGAAAAGTGTAAAGGAACTGGAAAACGTCCATATACATTGCATGAAAAGATCTCAATCGCAAATTTAAAGGTATCTAAGTCTGGTTACTCTGAACGATATGAACCATATGAGTTAATAGCTGAAGGTTGTATTGAGAATTGGGAAAATAGCATTAGAAATTGTTTAGCACGATCTTTTCATTTTGAACCTGAAGCAATTTTACTAGCTTGACATAAACAGAACGGTTCAGTATAAGTATTTCTAAAATGGGCGTTTTATGAATTGGTCGCCCTGAAAGAATTTGAAAGCTCGCATTTGCGGGCTTTTTTGTTGCCTAGAGAAAAGTGAGAATTAAAATGGAAAACCAACATCGTAAAATCAAAGGTTATCGTGAATTGACTCAAGAAGAAGTTGATTTAATGAATCGCATCAAAGAGAAGGGCGCTGAATTGCTTGCACTTCAGGCTGAGCTTGCTGGTCGCTTGGACACAGATGTAGAAGTTAAATTGGCAAATGCACGTCAATCAATTAAAGGGCATGGGTATGAAGGTCGGCCTTACAATGTTTATAACGGCAACACCGATGAATGTCATGAATACCGACGCTTTGAAGAAGCTGAGCCTTTGCGCTGGGCAGCAATTGGTAAAACTGATATTCAAACAGGAATTATGGCTTTAGTTCGGGCGGTAGCGCAGCCAACAAATTGCTAACCCTCTTTAGAATATATTCTTTTGCTGAACGGATTACGGCGCATGAAGCCCTGCCAACATACTAGATATTGGCGGGGCTTTTTTATTTCCTTATTTGGAGATGCTATGAGTCAAAATAATATAGATAACGAGATTCTAACTACTGAACAAGAAATAAAACACCTGGGAAGTTGCACAACGAAAGGTTTAACTGGTGAAGAGATCGCTCAACAAGATGAGCGATTTTTTTTGGCCATTTCAAAGTTAAAGTGGTTGAAAGGTCGCCGTGATATACGGGTGAAAAGATGAATAATGAAATCGGTTTTGTAATTCAGCAACGTCCATATCCACCAGAATGGATTTTTGCCTTAGACACACCAAACTTTGCACCAGCACCTGAATTATGGCGATGGATCAAGTCTATTTTCCTCAATCCTGAACATAAGCTATTCAACCCTGATCATGCGCATCTGGGAGCGTTCTACTACCCACAGATCGCCGTCATGTGGGCTAAAGGTGGATTTCAAAAACAAGGTCGCTTTGTGGTTGGCCAAGCTGAAAAGATCATGATCAATGCTGGCGGGTGGAAGAAAGAACGTCAGGAAGAACAGTTTTATCAATGGTTCAATGATCTGCCTGATTACTTAATCACGATTGATGCAACCTATGCACAGCAAGCTAATGATGTTGATTTCTGTGCTTTGATCGAACATGAGCTTTATCACATAGCTCATAAGAAAGATGAATGGGGCATCCCATCCTATAACCGTGAAACTGGTAAGCCCAAGTTGACGATACAAGGTCATGATGTTGAAGAGTTCACGGGCGTTGTTCGCCGTTATGGAGCAAATCAGGAAGTTCAAGAAATGGTTAATGCTGCAAATCAACGTCCAACGGTAGCAAAAGCTGATGTTTATCATGCTTGCGGAACTTGCTTTCTAAGAGTGGTTTAAATTTTTTTTGCCATTCTTCTTGGATGTACTTGGATGGAATGGTGGAAATGGCACGTATTACCAAAAAGGTGAAACTGTTCATCGTTAGGATGCTTGCTGAGTTTGAAACACCAACCCAAACATCCAAAACAGTTAGAGATATTTTTAATGTTGATGTCACCCCACAGCAATGTGAAGCCTACGACCCAACTAAAAGAACTGGACAAGATCTAAGTCAGGATTTGAGAGATAAATTCTTTGAGTATCGTCGTATAGCAAACCAAGAACTTGAAGCTATTCCTATTGCCAACATGCGCTATCGACTTCAGCTTCTACAGGGTTTAGTTGATAAATACCCAGACAATCCAGTTTTGATACCGAAATGGGCAGAGCAAGCGGCAAAGGAAATGGGCGGGCAATATACAAATACAAGCAAAACGCAATTAACAGGTGCAGATGGCCAGCCTTTAAACCCTGAGCAAGTAACTCATGTTGTAGCTACGCCTGAACAGATAAGGCAGGCAATGGATGAACTCGAAAGTAAATACTAGTCTGCTGGAAATGCAATTAGAGCGAGAACGCTGTGAGAGAGAACACTTATTCTTTACACGCCGTTTTTTCTTACCCCGAATGGGTTTTAAGTTCTCAGTCAATTGGCATCATGAATACATAGCTTGGGCAATTGATGAGGTCATCGCAGGACGAATAAAGAACCTTGTTATTAATGTTCCACCTGGATCAGGTAAAACTGAACTATTAACAAATCTCATTGCACGAGGAATGGCGCGAGTAGCGCGGTCTCGATTTTTGTATCTATCGTTTTCCCAGTCATTGGTTGAAGATGTTGCAGCCACAGCACGAAATATTGTGAAGTCTGAAGATTTTCAACAACTGTGGCCAGTCAAGATTTCAAAAAGCACCGACTCAAAATCTAACTGGAAGACTACTGTTGATGGATTTGATGCTGGGCATGTTTATTCTGCTTCAATGGGTGGGCAGGTTACTGGTCGCCGTGCAGGTACATTGGCAAATGAGGGCTTTACAGGCGCAATCATTCTGGATGACCCATTAAAGCCAGAGGACGCTTTTAGTAAATCGGCACGTAAGAAAGCCAATCGTAAAATTCTGAACACGGTCAACTCACGTAAAGCCAAGTCAGATACACCTATTATTTTGATCATGCAACGCTTGCACGTTGAAGATCCAACTAATTTTGTGATGACTGGAAACGTACCGGGTGATTGGGAACAGATCAGCATTCCCGCTTTGATCGATGATGACTACATCAATCAATTACCAGAACATATTCAAGCCAAAATCCCGCGAGATGTAGAACGAGATCAGCATGGCCGCCAAAGCTATTGGCCACTTAAAGAATCACTTCAATCGTTACTGCAGTTAGAAAAGGGTGGTGAAGATAAAGACGGCGCAACGGTCTCACGTTATACGTTTGCCAGCCAGTACATGCAGAACCCTAAAAAGCTAGGCGGTGATTTAGTTAAGTCTGAATGGTTTGGGCGTTACTTAGAGTTGCCGCTACTTAAATGGCGAGCAATCTTTGCCGATACGGCGCAAAAGATAAAAGAGCATAACGATTTCTCAGTTTTCTTATGTGCTGGCCTAGGTTACGACAACAAGCTTTATATCATCGACGTGCATCGTGGGAAGTGGGAAGCACCTGAACTAATAAAAGAGGGTAAGAAGTTCATCAACAAACATAAAGTAGGTGATACCAAAATTGGGAATCTACGCTATATGGCAGTTGAGGATAAAGCCAGTGGTACAACTTTAATTCAAACCATTTCAAGAGAAACAACGATCCCGATTAGAGCGATCCAACGAGATACAGACAAACTCGTTAGGACTATGGATGTTGTTTTCTATGTGGAAGATGGTTTGGTGATGTTACCTGCTAAAGCGCCGTGGTTATTAAATTACATCGAAGAAATCGAGGGGCTAACAGCGGATATGACACATGACCACGATGACCAGTGGGACCCAACAATTGATGCAATCGAAAATATGGTTGTTAATCCTTACGACCTTTTAGATTAAGGAGAATATCTTGGAAGAGCGCAATCAAACACAAGCGCCAGTCATTGTGAATGATGGTGCTTATGTCAACTTTGTATCGAATCTCAATACAAGCCGTGATAAGTCATCACATGGCCATTTTGCGAAAGAAACCAATCTTACTGATTATGATTTCGAAGCGGTTTATCAAGACTGGCTTGCTAAGAAAATTGTCAATCGACCCGTTTTGGATATGCTTCGGGCTGGTTGGTATTTCAATGGCTTAGAGGATGGTCAAATACTCAAGATCACTGATGAAATTAAGCGCTTACGTTTAGTCGAGCGTTTGGCAAAGCTACTGATCTGGTCTCGTTTGTATGGTCGAGCGTATTTGGTATTTGGATTAGCAGATGGTTTGCAATTGGATCAGCCTTTTGAGATTGAAAAGTTACGACAAGATGGGCTTCAATTTTTCACAGTACTAAAGAAATCGAAAGTACAGCCTTTAAATCAGGAATATGTACCTTTAGAACTGAGTGCTGGTGAACCAGAACAACCAATGTATTACCAAATTAGTAATGGCAATGGTACTCAAAGCAAAATTCATCATTCTCGAATCATGTGTGTGAAACACGGCGATGAGGGCGAGTCACTGTTGTTGGCCATCTATTACACATTGCGCAATTACATCGCTACTAATGCAGGTGCAGCAAGTCTAGTACACGAAGCAAAGATAGATGTGATTCGTACACCAGATCTAATGATGAAAATCATTGATCGTACTAAAGACATGATGGAACGATTTGGTGCTGCAGCACTTCTTAAAAGTATCAATGGGATGCTAGTCATTGATAAAGATGAGGAGTACGAGTCCAAGTCTTATACATTTGGTGGCTTACCAGATTTGATGCGAGAGTTTGGCCAACAAACGTCGGGTGCAGCAGATATGCCTTATACGTTGCTATTCGGTCAAACCACATCTGGCTTAAACAATAGTGGTGAGTTCGATTTGCGAAGTTACTATGATCGAGTCAATACAGAACAGAACTGGACTTTGCGACCCATATTAGAACGGATATTTCCCGTGATTTTTAAAAGCCTGTTTGGAGTGATACCAACAGGCTTTAATTTTGTGTTTTATCCGCTCTGGCAGCTAGATGTAAAAACTCGATCTGAAGTAGAGAAGAACAACACTGAGCGTGACATCAAATATTTAGAAAAAGGGATTATCACTGAGGCAATGATTGCAAAGCAGCTTCAGCAAGATGGAACCTACGACTTTCTAGATGATGATCATATAAAGGCGCTTGAAGGATTGGCGGGGCAAATAGATGACAATACTAACCAACCTTAAACCGCTCATTCAGCAAGCCCATAAATCAAAGTCAGGACGCAAGGCAAAGCCTCAGCCAATTTTTGTATCAAAGAAAACTGAGGTTGAATATTACAAGGCACTCTTATCGATTAGTCATTTATGTCAAAAGGGTGTGAAAGATGATATTGAGCCAATGTTGGCTTTTAATATGGGTGATTCAATTGAGATCCATATCGGAGATGGCATATTTTCCAGTGTTAAAAACGCACTTGGTAATCTAAAACAGAAGATCTCAAATAGTATTGACTTGATAGCTACACAACTGGCCACACAAATCGTTTTGAAGCAGAAGAAAGCAAGCGATAAGCAAATAGCTGAAATGCTGCAAAAGTCTACTGGTTTGGATTTTACTGGCTTGATGCGAGATGAGGATCTACAAGATGCAGTCGATAGCGCTATTGCTGCAAATGTATCTCTGATTCAGTCCATACCTAAGCAATACTTGGATAGAGTCGAAGCCGCCGTATTGGATGGTATACAGACTGGTAAACGTTCCGATGTGATTAAAAAATCTATTTTGGATATCGGCCATTCTACTGATTCACGCGCTAAGTTAATTGCAGTTGATCAGCTTGGAAAAATCAACGGTCGGCTCGCTCAGATCCGTCAGCAAAAGCTTGGTATTACTCACTACACTTGGTCAACGAGTCATGATGAGCGTGTAAGACATTCCCACCGCTTACGAGATGGTTTGATATTCGCATGGAATGACCCACCATCAGACGGGCATCCGGGTATTCCAATTAGATGCCGATGTGTACCAATACCTTACACGGCGCATTTATTTGATAAGAATGCAAAGTCGCCCGAACAGGCAATGGCAGAACAAAATAGAACGGATAAGAAACATGAGTAATTTATGTAACTGTAAAAATTGTTGCTATACCAGAAAGTGTGGGGGATATATGCCTTGCATCAATAACAATGTACACAGGCCAATAGCTGTGACAAAACCACCATCGATAATAGAAACCCAAGAACCTAATTTAGAGGGTGGATTTTTTATTATTTTCATGTGCCTGTTAGCTCTATTTCTAATTATGGGAGTTGGTATTACTTTATGAAACGTTATTTACTTCACTTAAAGTTAGGTGACTTTGCACCTGCTCAATCAACAAGAACCCTCACTCAAGAGGGTTTTTTATTGTGCAAAGATGCCAGATTAGGCAAGGCCCCACAGGTACGCCAATACTACGCAGCCGAATTTAATGGGATAGAGGGCTATACGCCTGATCAGGTCATTAATGTCTTTAGTTCAGCTGATGAGCTATTTCGACCTGAAACAATCCAAAGCTATCAGGGTGTAGATGTCACAGACAATCATCCACCGGGTAATTCTATCAATGCAGCGACATGGAAAACCCATTCAATCGGGACATTATTCAATGTTCGCCGTGATGGGGATTATCTAATTGGTGATTTGCTGATTAAAGATAGTGATGTGATTCAGCAGATCCAAAGCCAAGAACGCTTAGAGCTCTCATTAGGCTATGGCGCAGAACTTCATCTTATCAGCGGAACAGCTGCGGACGGTACGCCGTATCAAGCTGAATTCAAAAACTTCTATGGCGATCATGTTGCCTTAGTCAAATATGGTCGATGTGGTGGCGATTGCCGCATTGGCGATCAAAAACCAAATCCAACAAATACGGAGAAAACAATGCAAATCATTGTAAATGGAATCCCTTTTGACGTGGCTGATAATTCTGCATTAGCCGCAGCACTTAAAAAGGATCAGGATCTTTTGGCTTCGTTACAACAGACAGTTAATTCAAAACTGAAAATTGGAGATCAAGAGTTTTCTATTTCTGAATTAACTGCCGTTCAAGCTGTAATCGATAAAGTCGTAGCAGATGCAAAAACCAATGCTGAAAAAGTCACAACTCTTGAAGCTAATCAAGTCACACCAGAAAAGTTAGAAGCATTGGCAAATGAGCGTGCAGCTGTAATTTCAGATGCAAAAAAACTCAATGCAAATGTGAAAACGGATGGGTGTTCTTGTGAGCAAATTAAGCGTGAGGCTATTAATGCCAAAGCTGGCGATGCAATCGTTGGCGCTATCTTGGGACAAGTTGCAATTGGTGATGCTAAACCTGAGCAAGTCGACATGGTGTTTCGTGCGCTTGTTGCAACCAGTGGCACTCAAACCCCGTCAAACCCAATTAATAGTTTCTTTACGGGTGATAGCCAAAATACCCCACCAGCAGGAGGGAATGGTTCGACACCTGCACAAGAACAGGGCTATGACAAAACAACAGCTTGGAAAAAAGATATTTAAGGAGCTAATAAATGCAGCTTAATTCAAAAGTGGCGGTAGTCGGGCAACGCCTTAAAAGTACGCCTGAAGATGTGCGTTCTATGCCAATGGCAGGGGCAGGCACTTTAAATGATGGTCAAGTCGCTTGTGATGCAGGTGATGGCGTTCGTTGTTCTGTTGTTGGTGGTGGCTTGCGTCCTATCGGTATCGTTGTGCATCAACACATCGGCAAGAACGGTACTGATTCAAGTGGCAAAGAAGCATATCAACAATACGATGTGCCGCCGATCATGCGAGTTGGTCGAATCTGGGTAAAACCCGCCGTTCCTATTACTGCCACAGGTGGCAAGGTTTACGTTCGTACAGCGAATGCAACTACAAACAACCCATTGGGTTCATATCAAACTAGTGCAACTGATGGCACGGAGTTGGTCGGTGCTACTTGGGATTGCATTTCCAATGCTGATGGCATGGCTATTGTTCAATTACGCGGGGCTTAATACATGAATCGTGAACAACTTATTAATCGAAAGCTCGCCCTTTTTGGTGGTGTTGCACCAATTATGCAAGCTCAGGCGGGTGATGCATTTAATCTTAAAAATTTGGTGACTTTACTTGTTCAATTAGAAACAAGTAATGAAATGACACCACAAATGACTGAAGCAACTGAATATGCTTCGTATATTCCGGTGAAATCAAATTTCCCTGCAGTCGTGGGGACCAAACACACATTACAACGTAAAAACGGCGTAGGTGAAGGTCAGGACCATAGCGGTACAGGCGTTGATATTCCATTAGCTGAAGTATTCTACGACAACGTGGATCTAGGCGTTCGTTCTGGCTCAATTGGTTATCAATATTCAATTCTTGAATTGGCCACAGCATCTCAAGCCGGTATCACTCTTGAAGCTGACAAGATCCAAGCTGCACGTTTGGGCTTTGAGAAGCATATGTCTCGTATTGCTTGGGTGGGTGATCTTAATCTAGGTTTGCGTGGTTTGTTTAACCAAACTGGGGTTAATGTTCAGACTGCATTAAAAGCATGGGAAACTGCAACACCGGATGAAATCCTTGCAGACATTAATGACATCTTGTCTGATGCGATTGAAGCAAGTGAATTCAATCCCGCAATCACTCCAGATACGATGATTCTTCCAACGAGCTTAATGCGTATTCTGACTCAACGACGTATCGCTGATAATTTAGAGACCACCATTTTTGAATGGGTGTCTAAGAATAACTTGCTTGCACTTGAAGGAAAAAAACTCACTATTCGTGCAACAAGTCGTACAGAGTCGATGGGGGTAGGTGGTATTCGCCGTATTACTGTTTATCGTCGTGATCCAGCGTGTATCGAAATGCGTATTCCAAAAGAGTTGGAATTCTTAGCACCTCAGGCTGATGGGCTTGATCTATTCACACCAGGTTATTACTTATATCAAGGTGTATGGCTCAAACGTGTTGATAGCTTGCGCTATATGGACGTTCCTAAAACTTAATTAAGCAATTTATAAATCATGACTAAATAGCCGCAATTACGCGGCTTTAGTCATTTTTGGAGCAATGAAAATGCCGAAATATACATATCAGGGTGAAATGGGTCGCCTATCAGCACGTACCAAATTCGGTGCAGTTGTATTGCCGAAAGGCGAAGAAGTTGAAATCACTGATGAGCAACATGAAGCTTTAGTCGATCATCCTGTTTTTAACGCTTTAGAAAAATCAGGTGAATTGTTCATATCTGAGGTTAAGAAAACTAAGCCAAGTGGTAAAGCTGATACAGCAGCAGCTAAGGCAAAACGTGAAGCTGAATTGGTGGAAGTAAAATCCAAATTGACCGGGCTTAATATCGAATTTAGTGATGATGAATCACTTGAAGATCTGCAAGCAAAGTTAGCAGCTGCTAAGTAATAAAGGCTAGGTGGCCATGTTCAAAGTCAAAGTTGAAATGTCAGAAAATCCAAGTTGGATTCTAAAACAATTCCAAAAGCAGGCGAATAAGTTTCTGGGTAAGGTTGAGATTGGCGCTTTTGGGATGCATAGCGGTAAACGTTCAATCACGATGCCTGATCTCGCAGCAATTCATGAATATGGTGCACCTAGCCGCAAAATTCCAGAACGATCGTTTCTTCGTGCATCAATCACTTTAAACCAAGGCAAATACGGCAAATATTTGTTGGGAGAAGTAAAGGACTTACTTCTACTTAGAACAACCCCTACAAAGATTAAGCAGGTTTTAGGTATGCAAGCTGCGGCAGATGTGCAGATGTACATGGTGAATGGCAAATTTACGCCGTTGAAAGCTCAAACAATTAAGCGTAAAGGAAGCAGCAAGCCATTAATAGACACTGGCCAATTGAGACAATCAATAACATATAGAGTGGTGGATTAAATGTCTTACTTAACACGGGATGAGCTTATTGGTCGTTTTGGTGAAACTGAAATCGTCAGACTTGAACGTAATATTGCCAAAACAGATGGAGCCAACCCACCTACATCCGAACAAGCTATTTCGGATGCTGTAGAAATGGTGAATGGCTATATTGCTGTTCAATATCCCTTGCCTTTACCTGTTACTACTGAACCAGTTAAGCGTGCCGTTGCGGTAGTTGCACGTTATTACTTGTACAAGGACAAGCCTACGGAAATTGTTCGGCTTGATTACGAAGATGTGATGAGTTGGCTTAAGAACATTGCAACTGGCAAAGCTGTTTTGAATTTTCCTGTGCAGGATGATCAACCAACACACCTATTTGGTACTGGAATTTTTGTGGTGTAACTATGACAGTTATTCAAGATTATTTTGCAGTTGAACCAATATTGGTTGAGAAGATTAAAACAGCAATGCCCGACCTTGTAGATGTAAATACCCCATTTACGATTGAGTCAATGCTCGAAGCATCTAACAATGCGCCATCAGTTAGTGTGATTTATTTTGATGATCGTATTGGTGATAGTGCGAGTAATGGAAGTTCTGCAACAGTATTTCAGCAATGGTTAGTCGTATTGTGTATTCGAGATGCTGGCGCTCAATTGCAAAATACAAACTCACTGCGTAAAGAAGCAGATCCATTCATTCGAAATCTACTGGACACACTGCAGGGATTCAATCCTCAAGTCGCAGGTTATCGAATGTTTAAACGGGCAAATTCACCAGTGCGAATCGGAAGCTCACCGGGATTTGCATATTTTCCACTGATGTTTGAAATTCAAATATTTACATGAGGCATTTATGACCAAGCAATACAAAGCTTTGAAGCCAATCGGGCGATGGGCAAAAGGTGAAATTATTGGATCTTTGTCGGCTGAACAAATTATTCAGTTAGAACGAGACGGAATTATCGAAGCTATAGACGAAAATGCTCAAGTTGAGCAAACGCCTAAAGCTGAGGTAAAGCAATCAAACAAAAAACAGGTAGGAGAAAACAATGTCGAAGCCTGATTTACTTTCGCTACAAGGCGAGCTGTGTTTAGCAAAAATTGTGAACGGCGTTGCGGGTGCACTATTACCAGTTGGGAATATGCCAACGCTAAAACTAAAAATCTCATCTGATAAAGTCGATCACTACGATAGTCGTTATGGTCAACGCGCTAAAGACGCAACTCTCTACAAGCAAACGGGTGTTGATGTTGATGGAGAGTTAGATAGTGTCAATAAAACTAGTTTGGCGCTTGTGATGAGTGGAAATAGTATCAGCATTGCATCTGAAACTATCACTGATCGCTCACTTGGTACTGTTACAGTTGGAAGCATTATCGACTTAGGTTTGCGAAATCTAACAGATGTAACGTTTAAAGATGGATCTAATGCCGATATTGATTCAAGCAAATATATTCTTGATGCAGTGTATGGAACTGTTGAGTTTGTTCAATCTGTTACTGGCGCGGTGAAGTGGTCAGGTACGGCGGCAGCCAAGACACGAACCACTATCGCAAATAATACCGGGTCAGAATATAAAGTCTTATTTAAAGGGATTGATACGATCTCAGGGGATAAAGTCGTGGTTGAGTTGCACCGCTTAACGCTATCACCAGAGACTGAATTCGATCTGATCAATGAAGATTTTAACAAATTCTCAATCACTGGTAGTTGCATGGCTGACAATAGCAAAGCCAACGATGCTGAATTAAGTGTCTTTGGCCACATCGAACGTTTTTCAGTAACTGCATAATATTACATACAGGCACAGGGGCGCATAAACGTCTTTTTTTGTGCCTGTATTTTAGGATTTTTTCTATGAATGACTTTTTTCTTTTAAACAATGAATCATTGCCACATGTGTTTATTGATCAGAATATTGAGATTAAGCAGATACAGATTAAGAATCTAAACCAGTTTGCTTACTTTGCTGATCCAATAAAGAAACTGGAAAGTTATTCAATAGAAACAATCAAGCCAATTATTCTTACAAGCATTATTCAGATTATGGGCCTTTGTTCTTTGGTCACTTCACTTGATCCAGAGACTTTCTCAAAACATATCGGGAATCAGGATGCTATTGCTGATCTGATTTTAAAAATCATTCAAGTGAATGAAGCGTATTTTAAGGAAGAAAAACCGAAAAAACAGCAAAGAGAAAATCAAAAAAAATCTTCTTGGTTTGATTCATTTCAGCTTCTTGTCTCAACCGGCCATAGAACAGATGAAATTTTAGAGATGTCATATGGTGCGTTTACAGAATATTTAAAAGCTGCTCAACGTTCTGATTCACAAAGGTTGAAATTAAAATCTATTGCAATCAGATCGGCACAACATGCTAATCAAAATGATTTCAAAAAATTTCTAAGTGGGTTAGATGGTTAATCAGCACCTATAAATGCTATAAATACACTTCCGTAAAGACCTCTAAAATTAACATTTATCAAAGTATATATATGAAAAAAATATTATTAATTTGCTTAACCACAATGATAGTTGGTTATGAAAAACAATCTGAAAAACAAAACGAAAATGCTTCTGATAAGTTTGATACTTCTGATCAAAAGATTTCAGGGTTTTTAGATTTATTGGATAACCCGAATGCAGACAAAGAAGCTCAAAGGAAAGTACTTTGTGAAGACTATCCAAAAGTTTATGAAAAAGAGTATATGCCTGCACTGATGAAGCTATCGACTCAAGACACAAAAGAAAAACTTCTATCTGATCTTAAAATTACGACTGATTATTACAGTCAGAAGTTGGGTATCACTTGTGATTAATATTCTTTAAATACTTATTTGAAATAACGTCACTTAGGTGGCGTTTTTTATTGCCACAATTTTAATCGTTTGTTAAATTGCTTGTGATAATTAACATTTGGCATTCATTATGAAAAAAATATTATTTTTAGGTTTTTTAACAGTTTTATTATCGACTGGTGTTCTTGCACGCGATACTAACTCAATGAGATCTACTACTGAAACAGTTTTTATTGGTGATTCCGAAGAAACTTTACTCTCAAGATTTGGTGGCTCGAAACCTAGATATTATGTTTACAATAATGATGGTTATGTCTGTGCAGTAACTGAATATAGATATCAAATTGATATGCAAGAATTTAAAGTACTTCTATGTAGAGGTAAAATTTTTAAGATCGATGTTATTAATATGTGAGCATTGAAATGAATAAAATCATAATTATTTTTTTTGCTTTACTTATAATATTTGTCGGTGTGGTGTGGAAATCAAATAGTGATAGAGCAGCCAGAGAAGAAGCTTTAGCAAAGCAAACAGAGTTACATAATAAAAAGATGGCACAGCTAGAAGCAGAACATCAAGCTCAACTAAAACAAGAAGCCCAAGAGAAGGCGATTAAAGAGCAGCAACGTATTGAATATAATAACCAAGTAAAAAACGATGCTGAAAAGTTAGAAATAGAGGCAAAACAGCTTGAAAAAAATAAAGTTATTGAGAATACCACTTCTATTGAAGAAAAGGCCCGCAGAAATCTCTTTGATCCTGAAGCTGCAAAATTCCGAAATATCCAAGGTAACTGTGGCGAAATAAATGCTAAAAACAAAATGGGTGGATATACAGGTTATAGGAGGTTTATTTATGATCCAGAGTTTGACACTGTGTCAATTGAGGATGAGAATGACGGCCTATATAACCCTAGAATGATGGATATTTTATGGGAGAAGAAATGTCCATAATGCAGCTGTCAGTTGTCATGAATTAACCCGCCAAGTGCGGGTTTTTTAATACCTAATTCACCCAACAAGTCGTAATACGCTTTAAACGAACCTGTCCTAGTGGCAGGTTTTTTTATGCCTGTAAAAAGGCAATCACTGGCTAGGCTGATCCCCGAATCGAAGATGGTCGTTTCGACTATTCATTGCATCTTCTTGCCAGTGTTTCTTTTTTTTAATGAGTAGTCGGAGCAGATCAATGAATGCAATTGTAAAAATTGAAAACCAAACTCCATTTGTCGAAGTTGAATTAAATGGAAAAGTCCAGTTGGGTGTAAATGCCCGTGACCTGCACAAAATGCTAGAGAGCAAGCAGGACTTTTCAACATGGATTAAGCGCAGAATCTCCCAGTGTGGATTTGAAGAGGGGTTTGATTACGTTCGCCTCCACCAAAAAATGGAAGCCAATAACGCTACCCTAATTGAATACATTATCTCGGTGGATATGACTAAGCATCTAGGAATGATGGAGCGCAATGGAAGAGGTCATGAGATACGAAAATACTATATCGAGCAAGAGGAATTGGCTCGTCAGATGCAAAGCGGCTTGCAAGTACAAATTGCCAAGCTTTGGCTTGAGATAGAACAAATGACAAATGCCTTATCGGCATGTGGTCGCTTTTTAAGTGTTAATGGCAAGCAAACAAAGCCTGCGATGATTCGTGAGCTAGATGAATTGATCCAACAGACACAGCATAAATTAGACTTTGACGACAACCAAGACTAGGCAAATCCAGCGCCACCTACGGGTGGCTTTTTCATATCTGTAGGAAAATAAGATGGCTTCAAACAGTTTAGATTTCTTATTGAACTTACAAGCCAATACTTCAGGCTTTGATCAAGGAATCAATGGTGCAAAGTTTGCGGTAAATGCGCTTGTAGGTGCTATGGCTGCGCTAGGTGTTAGTTTGGGCGTAAAGGAACTTGCAGAAGCAGCAGATAGCTATGCAATGCTTTCAGCCAAGATTCAGCAATCAACAAAAGAAAGTGGCAATTTTGAACAAGCGATGTCGGGTGTGCATCAAATCGCACTGCAAACAAACTCAACGCTTGATAACACTGGGGCACTGTTCACTCGTTTAAATACAGTTGCAAATGATATGGGGAAAACCCAGCAATTTGCACTTGATATGACCAGTACCGTCACTAAAGCGATTCAGTTAGGCGGTAGTAGCACGCAAGAAGCAGAAGCAGCAGTACAGCAATTCATTCAAGCAATGCAAGGTGGTGTGCTGCGTGGTGAAGAATTTAACAGCATCATGGAGAGTGGTTACGGTTTAGCAGAAGCACTTGCAAAAGGCTTGGGCGTTACAACGGGCGAACTCCGTAAAATGGCTGAGGCAGGTGAGCTTTCAGCAGAACGTGTACTGACAGCACTCGAAAAGCAAAAGGCAGGCGTAGACGCTCAATATGCTGAAATGCCTTTAACTATTGGTAATGCACTCCAAAAAATTGCTACATCTTGGCAAATCCTAATTGGTGAGATGGATCAGGCGAATGATGCAAGTGCAACGGTGGCGCAATGGTTGTCGGTACTTGCTGATAATTTAAATATTGTTGAAGTTCTTCTAAACGATATTGGTTCAGGATTCGTTTGGTTTGGCGATCAACTTAAAAAGATTGATCCGCAAACAATCGAAGCACTCAAGACAGCATTATTGTCTGCATATGATGCGATTAAATCACTAGGTTCTACAATTGGAACAGTATTTGAAACCACTGTTGACGTAATTAACACGACTCTTGGGCAAATATTCAATTTTTCTAGTGGAATTGATTCAGCATCAGACAAAACCAATGGCTTTACTAAAGCACTTCAGGCTGTAAATGTTGTATTTGGTTTTCTTAGTGATGGTTTTAAAGCAATTAATATAGGTATCAATTTAATTATTGGTGCTGCTTATGATGCTGCAGGTGCATTTAGCTACTGGAAATCAAAAATAACTTTTGGTGATACTTCTGCACAGGCTTTGAAAGATTTTGAAGTAATGAGTGCGAAAGCACAGGAGTATTACAAGAAATCATCCGATGCAGCGATGGAGTTTAAATCGGCTGGTGTTGAAGCAATACGTCAGATTGGTTTAACCCAAGATGAAAAGAATGCTGAACGTGTTGCCAACAACCAAAAAACACTCACTGATCTAAAAGCGCAAGAAGCTCAACATGTCTCTGACTATAAAGCGATTAGTGATGAGCGTATCAAGCTACAACAGCAATTAGTTGATGCAAGAAAATCAGGTGATCAATCAGCGATTGATGCAGCAGTTGCAGGACTTGCTGAACTTGATAAGAAAGAAAAAGCTTATCAGGCTGAAAGCAAGAAAATCAGTGATGAAAAAATAAAGGCTGCACAGGATTGGGCTTCGGCACAAATCGAAGCAGCAACCAAAGGTGGCGTGGCATTAAGTGATAATGCTAAGAAAACTATCGAAGCAGGTGTAGCAGCTCAAGGTCTAGCAGTTGAGTTTGATAAAACTGGAAAGGCTATTGTTAAAGCGATTGAGCAAGAGGCAGGCGGCGCTGTTGTTAGTCTTGAAACAAAGATGGGGCAAGGGCGTAAAGCTGCTGAGGCTTTAGGTGTTGATCTTGATACTGCACTAAATAAAGTATCTGATGGATTTGCAGCAAAGAAATCTTCGCTTGATGATTTTGCTAAAAATCTTGAGTCACTCGGTGCAACAGGTCAACAAGCCGCAGAGTTGACATACGAGGCATGGCAAAAGTGGTTAAGTGAAGCCAAAAGCCCAGCCGAAGTGGATGCAGCGATTGCAAAACTACAAGAGTTGGCTGAACAAGGTAAAATTACGGGCGAGCAGCTAAAGGTAGGTATTGATCTAGCAAAAGCATCAGCGAAAGATTTATCGCCTGAATTGGAAGCTGCACGAGAAGCGGGCAAGGCTTTAGGCATTGATATTGATAAAACTGCAAATATCATGTCGCAAGGCTTTGGTCAGGGTAGCGCAAATCTTGATACTTTAAAGCAAAAGCTTGAAGAGGCAGGAATCACTGGTCAGGAAGCATCAAACACCCTTTATCAAGGTTGGCAAGCGTGGCTAGAAAAAGCGGATAGTCAGGTAGAAATTGATGCTGCGAAAGCGAAATTAAAAGAGTTTGAATCACAAGGCGTATTTTCAACAAGACAAGTTGAAAATGGCATGTTGGCGTTGGATATTCAAACAGGAAAGGTTGGAGAGACAACAGACGAAGTAACGGAAGCATTTAAGCGGCTCGGGATTCAGACAAAAGAGCAACTTGCTTTACAAGCTAAACAAGCATTAATGGATTTTGATACTGTTAGAAATAGCGGTCAAGCAACACAAGCTGACCTCCAGAAAGCATATCAAAAAACAATTGATCTTGCGTATGCGAGTGGTGATGCTTCTGTGATTGCAGCGGCAAATTCAAAAGCGGCATCACTAGGGCTACAAGTTCAAATTGACGCTACTGGCAAAGCATCCGTGAAATCAATGGATGAGCTATCCAACTCTGTTGAAAAAGTTGGAAATACTGCACGCGGATCTGCTGCTCAGGGGTTCCGTGAATTGGGTCGTGTTGCTAAGCAAGAGGCAGAGGATGTTGCTGAAACTTGGGAACAGGCTATGGCACGAGTGGATAAGGAGCGCAAAGCTCAAGCAGCCGAGACAGCAAAAGGTCTTAGCCAACTATCCGATGGTCAGAATGCAATGGCACAGGACTTCTATAATCAATTGATTGCTGGTGGAATGGAAAAAGGTCGTGCTGAAGAACTCAAGAATGAGGCAATCACACGAATGAACAACCAATTGCGAACTGCATTAAATGGAGGATCTGCAAGTGGTGCATATGATGCGAAGATTGGTCGTAATGAATCTCAAGCATGGATGAAAGAAATTCTTGATGGCTTAGATAGTAAAGGCTCAATCGGAAGTTCATCACCGAAGATCTCAGCACCAAATATCGAAGCTCCATCTATTCAACAATTCAAGATGCCCAATATCGATATAGGGAGTCCTAAAAATGTCCGAATTGAACTGGTAAATGGTAATAACTCAACCACTGTATATGGTGACGAGCAAGAAGCCGATTTTACTGAAAAATTCTTTAGAGAGCTTGAACAGGCTAAGAAGAGAATGTAATGAGACTCAAACGTAATGCAACAAATGAAACCGTTCTTTTAGAGGACGGTTTTTTATTTTCAGATGAATTTGCTTGGAAGCCGATTGAACAAAATCAAGAGTACGCCGTGGATGGCACTCTGATAATTCAAGAAGGAAAGAAGAAGTCAGGTAGACCAATCACACTGTTATCTAAAACTGACAATCAGGGATGGATTAAGCGCTCAGTTTTATCAGTGATCCTAGACTGGTCAGCTTTGCAAGATGAACAATTCACATTGGTTTTTGAATATCCGCATGACACACGCCAATTCAACGTGATTTTTAATCATGCACAAGGCGCAATTGAAGCTGATCCAGTGAAAGGCTTTCCAACAGTGTCAGATGGTGACTATTACCGAGCAACATTAAGATTTATTGAGGTGCCAAATGCCAATTGAGACCAATAATTTAGTTTTATATAAATCTGAGCGTTTGACTGATACCAGCGATGGCGGTGGCAAATATAGCGGCCAAGTTGTTATTGACGGGGAAAGTAATAACCTTTTCCCTGATGTCTCAGAACTGGATCGAACAATGGGCCGTGTGTCAATGCGAAAGATTTTCGCAGGCGTGAACAACAACGACACTGAAAGCTTGATGGGTTCAACTGTATTTATCTCAAAAAATCCAGATGATCCGAATGTTTCAGCACTTTTATTTAGCACTAAAAGCCATACTGATACACGTGATTCTGCTCAAAATCGTGTTGAAAACTATCTGGCGAAAGGGGCGCAGGCAGTAGGCTCATTACTTGATACCGCATATTCAGGCATGAAGTCGTTTCAGGTGGCGATGGGTAAGAATGAAACTGAGAATAGTATTGGTGATACGATTGTGCTTGTGGTGGATGAGGGGACAGTCAACGAGTTTACCCAGTATGTGCGTATCACTAGCGTTGAAACCCGTACAGCAACTCTGCGTGTGAACAACAATGATGTTGAGTACAAGATCGCAACATATTCGTTTCAGGACCCATTGTCCCGTGATTTTGTTGGTGTTACTGCATCTCAGTGGTACAACAATGTCAAGCCAGCCACCACGTTACGCGATTCAATCGTGGCTGATGCAGGGGTTTATAACGCAAGTGTTGCGCTGGCGGATGATGTTGCTGTGGGGAGTTTCACAGTTCAAGCTGAGTCTATTTTTTCTCAGTTGATTCCATCCTCTCAAACAGAAACTCCATTGCTTGATCTAAATGCAGTCAGTGAAAATCCTGCTTTAATTGCAGGGAATAGTGGAACAATCACAACGCAATTCACAACTAACGTAAACACGGCACAGAGTTTGTACATCGGCTCAAGCGTGATGCCTGCAAGTGTTTCGTTTGCGCTTTTTGGTCAAAACATTACGGACAATGGTGGTACGTTGCGTACAGCGACAGGTACGCAAGTCGGAACGATTGACTATCAAACAGGTCGTATTGTGTGGACTAATGCCATTGGATCAGGGAATGCAACTATCAGTATCACATTTAAACCTGCATCGGCACCTGTACAGCCTTTTGAATCTTATGCTTTACCTGTAACCCAGAACAATCAGGGCACAAACTGGACGGGCGTTTTAGTTCCGATTCCTGCACCTGGTGCATTGAGTGTGTCATTCATGTCGCAAGGTAAATTTTATACTCTGAAAGACAATGGTACTGGGCGATTGGTTGCGGCAAATGAGTCTATTGGTAGTGGTTCAATCAATTACGCCACAGGCACATGGCTTTTAACTACAGGGGCTTTGCCTGATGTTGGAACGCCGATCTTGTTGCAATGGGGCAGTCCGATTACAACTTTTGCACGGGCGAATCTGAGTGTTTTGCCTGCTGGAGTGGATTTCCAGCTATTTCATAACGGAATTGCCAGCTTAACTGCGACTTGGTTGTTAAACGGTGAAACCAAAACTGCAACGGTGAACAGCGCGGGGCAGTTCACTGGTGATGCAACTGGTTTTATGACTTTTAACACAGGTAAAGGTCGATTAATACCAAACAAGTTGCCACAGAAAAATACTGTTTTCACGCTTACTTATAACTACGGTGATGGTAAAACTCAGACAGTAAATAATATCAATCCTGATTCAAATCAAAAACTGACTTTCACGATTGGCACAGGTTCAGCAATTCAGCCAAGTTCTGTGGGGCTTGAGATACCGTTGTCAATGGGGGTTGGGGGCAACCAAGTCGGCACTGCAACATTGCATGATGTTCCAGTGGACGGAACAACTGGAAATCTGGTTGATGATCAGGGTGTTATTCAGGGCACTATCATTTATGCAACTGGGGTATGTGAAGTCACGCCAACAGCAACAAAGGTGGTATATCAAACAGTTTATACACCAGTCACTAGCTATATTTCGGGGTAATTATGGGTAATGTTATTCCAGCTCCAATTGAGTTTAAATTTCCACAGTCGTCAGAAGTGGTGCGTGCTGAGCACACACTAAAAGCCTTTAACCCAACAACCATTCAAGTCAAATATCGCGATACTTCAGGATCGGGCAGCAGCTCAACAACAGTTACAGCCGATAAGCTTAAATTTGATTTAACACAGGGCTTTGATGAGCAAATCTTATCGAGTTCTGTACGTTTTAAATTGGGTGCAGATACCTTTGTTGATCGAACAGGCTTGCTATATCGCAATGTGGATACCGCAACAGGATCAGGCACACAATCAGGCGTTATTCAATATGGCACAGGTGTTATTGAACTAGAGAGTTGGACACCGAATGTTGATAACCAACTCACATTGCAGTCTTTGACTACCACGACAGATATGCTGCCAATTAATCATGTCAGCTTTAGAACGCCAACGATTCCGATTCGACCAGGTTCTTTAACTGTTGTTGTAGCATCATTAGAGTTTGGTCAACTAACACTGACAGCAAATCAAGCGGGCATTATTGAAACAGACGAAGCGCATGGCTCAATCAATTATGAGACTGGTTTTGTAGATATTTATTTCTACAAGAAAATCAAAAAATCCGATCATCCTGAGATTGTTGATGAGGATTGGTACGATCCGCTTTTAGACTATACAGATAGTGGCAATACGGTTTGGGTGAATGCGCCAGTTTGGATTGATGCAACATCAGTTCGTTATAACGCTGTGGCTTATACCTATATTCCGCTTGATTCTGAAATACTAGGATTGTCGGCTACACGCTTACCGCCTGATGGACGCGTACCAATCTTTCGTGTTGGCGACATTGGTGTGATTGCTTCATCAAAGCTTCAGCAGTTACCAAGTCATGTGGCTGGGCAAACCTATGATCTGAATGATCAGCGTATTTCTTGGTGTGAGCTTGAAGATAGCAATGGCGTGAAAGTTCCATTCGATATGTACACCGTTGATTATGACTATGGTCGACTGACGTTAAGCGGTGACTTTGCTTTGAATAGTCTCGTTGCGCCAATTTCGGCAGCATATCGTTATCAAGACATGGGGTTGATTAATGATGTACAGATCAATGGTCAGATTACTTTAACCAAGCCTGTAACTCATAACTATGATGCTGACAACTCGATTGTAGGCTCAGCGCTAGTGATTGGTGATATGCAGTCACGCTACACAGCCAAATTTGTACAAGGCACGTGGAATAACGCTTGGGCTGACACAGCAACAGGTGCGCCGATGTCAGCCAACTACAACGATGCTTTGTATCCGATTACTGTTACCAATAAAGGTGCAATTCAAGAACGCTGGGCTTTGATTTTCACAGATAACACGAATTTCCGTTGTGTTGGTGAATACTCAGGGCAGATCGGAACTGGAAGTGTGAGTGTAGACTTTGCACCAATCAACCCGGTGACTGGCTTGCCGTATTTCACAGTGAAAAAAGAGGGTTGGGGAAGTGGTTGGGCATCAGGTAACGTTCTACGCTTCAATACCATTGCTGCCATGTACCCAATCTGGTGTATTCGCACAGTGAAGCAGTCAGAACCAACAACATTAAGTGACAACTTCCAAATTATGTATCGCGGTGATATTGACCGTGTGATTTAGTTTTTAAGATTAACTATAGACTGCGAAAGCGGTCTTTTTTTATGAGTAAATAAAAATGGTGATGAAACAAACACAAACCAAACTCTTTGATTGGTCAGATGCTGGCTTGGACTTTTGTATTGCTTCACGCAGTTTATTGTTTGATCGTTTTAAGCGCATGTTTGTGCTTGGCTATAACGAGCAAACCGTTACCGATGTGGCAGTGGTGGGCAATCAAGTTACGCTCACCTATGGTGGGGCGCATGGTTATGTGGCTGATCGCGTTTTAAAGGTTGAGTCTGGCGCGCTATCACTCATGAATAATGGTGAGTTTTATATTGATAGCGTGACCACAAACACAGTCACAATGATCATTGATGATGCACCTAGCGTGATCGCGGGTAGTTTTAAAACCAAGGTTGCACCATTGGGTTGGGAGATTGTGTACGAAGTTGGCACTGTACAGATCTATAAATTTAAAAATTTAGATGAAAGCGATGTATTCTTGCGCCTATCAATGCCAACCAGCACATCAGCTTTGATTGTTTACCCGTGTGTCGGAACAACATACGACCCATCAACTGGATTTATTAACGACCCATATGCTGACAGCTTGGGTAAAGATGTCGTGACATATACCACAACCACGGAAGTGGTGAAATGGCCGCACTGCAGTCAAAACCCTGCTAGTCTTGCAAACTATACGTATGCGCAAGGGTACAGTAACTATGGTCGCGGTATGACTGTCGGTAGTATGTATCACATGGTGAATCTAGGAAATTTAGGCTCGTCAGCAGCGGAATCAGGTGTTATCCATGCTGTATTCCCCGCGTATCTTGCGGATTATCCGCAGCTTAAATTGCCGGTTGTTCTCGGTATGGCAAACCAAGGCCCGACAAGCACACCGAACAACTTGCGATTACGATGCGGAAATGTTGATTTAACAACAATGTACCCTCAAGGCTCAACCTCAGATCGATTTTATCGCCAAGCCATCGCTTCTTTTCTACCGGCTGAGATTGATAGTTTTAATACGACAATGGCAACACCATTTTATTTAAAGTTGCAAAACAGTTTTCAGTCTGTCGGAATGTCAGCAGGTGGAATCTATCAATGCTCATACGGCATTTCAAATCGACCATCAGCAAATCGCAACGCTAGCCCATGGATTTCAAGTGACATTGATTTCAATCATAAAGTGATTGTGCATGCAAACACCACCGGCGATTCATTGTTTGTTGCGATCCCGTTGGAGGTAATCAAATATGGCATTTAAATTTTTTCGGGTTTTTCAGCACGGTGCTTATGCTGCAAACCATCAAAAAATGATGGAAATGAAGGTAGTGCAACTGCAAAAAACAGCGTTTGGGTTTATGACCATGTTATTACCTGATCATGGGCTTGGGGTAATCAAAGGCACAACAAAAAAACTTGGCGATAATTACTCACCAGTACCTGTATGTGTTTTTCGTAGGGATGATAGGCGGTTTCTCTGGGAAACAAAATCCAAGCCTGATGGTTCTTATGCTTTTCGAAATATTGCGCAAGGGCTTGAGTGTTTTGTGGTGGCTTTTGACCCAAACAATCAATACAACGCTGTTATTCAAGATAAGGTAATCGCAAAATGAGTAAAACTTCAGTTAAGGCAAAGCTTGTCATGATTCAAGCCTTTGCTAGCTTTATGGATAGCGGTAGTCAAAGTGCTACCGTTATTTTTTATGAGGGCGTACAGCCTGCCAATCCTGCCATCGCAGCAGATTCAAGCAAAGCTTTAGTGACACTCACATTTCCCGAACCTTGCATTAAAGAAACCACGCCAACTTACGTTGAATTACATCCGACTAACACAGGCTCGGTTATTAAGTCTGGCACAGCTACATGGGCGCGAATATATAACGGTGCAGGTGAAGTTGCTGCTGATCTGACAGTGGGTACTGATATATCTCTAGCTAATACTAATTTGGCTTTGGGTGGTACGCTGTCAACCACATCAATAAAACTTAGACCGTAAATAGAGGTGTGCATGTGGGAATTAATAATGAGATTGATGCACATCAAATTGACCTAAATTTTACAAAGTCGCTTGAAAATGTCGATGCACACAATGTTGTCTTAAACTTCGGTGATGAAAGCCCTGCAAATAGTGCAGTCATCGACACGGTGCTGGATACCGAATTTAGCTTTGATGTTGTCGCAGTATTTGAAGAAAATACGGATGTTGTCGGGCAAATTGATACTGTCTTAGATACGAGCTTTATTTTTGAAATTGAAGCAGTATTTAGTGAAAACCTATGCACGATTGACACTGTTTTAGACACCAGTTTTAGCTTTGAAGTTGTTGCCGTATTCGATATTAATTTCATCCGTGGATTAAACCATTTAAGTGTTTTTAGTTATCAAAAGGCTTTGCCTGCATTACTTGAACAACATCTGAGATATGGTAAGTCAAGATTCAAGGCGCAGAACAGCGCCTTTATTTTTGACCGTGGTTTGACAATATCAAATGCAGTTACTGATCAATTTGAGAAAGCACAGGTTTTACATCGTGCGGTTAAAACTGTATTTGAGCAAGCAACAGGTTTAAGTCAAGACTATCAACTTGTGTGGCAAGAGAACGATAAGCGTTTTATTGCTCGAACGTTGGTATTTGAAGAATCTAAAAAGCTGCTTATCAATCGACAAACCGACTGGGATGAACTGATTCGAAAACGCAAGCAGATTACGTTTAGTCATGAAGTGGCTCATGTATTTGAAAAGCGGTTTACGTTTGAATGGGACAAGGGCTTAGAGTTCATCACAATTGATTCAATAAACTGGGATGTTGCAAGACCTGTTTATTATCGAAAGTCTGAAATCAAACCTTTTCCACCTAAACCCATTCCTGAATATGTCGGATCAACGGATTTAAACTTTGTTTGTTTATGTCATGACATTGATTCGCATAACATCGTTTTAAATTTTGGTGCAGATGACTGTATCCCAAGCGTCCCGAATAAAAACTGGTGGTATATTGTGAATGAAATTGAAGTATCACGCCTTGATAACGGGCAAAAAATCCACGTGTTCAATGGCAGCTATAGAACAGACCGCAGTAGTTGGTGCTGGAGCTATAATCTAACCATTCCAGCATTTGAATTATCAAAGCTTGATCCAATTGCAGGACAGCCCGTGATTCTTAAAATCGTGGTCAATGGTTATCAGCATCTTATGCTTTTAGAAAATCGTACTCGGTCACGCCAGTTTGCGAGCGAAACCTACAATCTGTCAGGGCGCAGTGTATCGGCATTGCTTGATGCGCCAAGTTCACCACCACGAGCATTCCTACAGCAAAATGAGCGTACATCGGTACAGTTGGTACAAGCCGAAATTGATCGTTCTGCTTATCCAGATTTAACGCTGAACTGGCAACTGATTGATGCACTTGGTTGGATTGTGCCGACTGAATCTTTTAGTTATGGCGGATCAACCCCAATCAAGGCGATTCAGGAAATTGCAGCGGCAGGTGGCGGCTTTATCTATAGTGAAGCTGACAGCCAAGCAATCACCATCAAGCCGCTTTATAAAAAGACATACTGGGACCCGATTGCAATTAGTGAATATGACATTCTGCTGCCAGAATCTATCGTCACTGAGCAATCCACTGATTATGAAGTCTACCCAGATTACAACGGCATCACACTCACAAACGACAAAACTGGCTTAACTGGTCAAATCAAGCGCACAGGTACTAGCGGCAATGTGCTGTATGAATCAGTGAATAATCGCCTATTTACGAGCGATCAAGTCATGGGAAGTTACGGTAAATCTAAACTTGCAAAAGCTGGACTTGTTGAAAGTCACACTTTCTCGATGCCGCTTACAAGTGAAATAGGGCAGTGTAAACCTGCTGATATTCTTGCTTTTAATGCTGAATTTTGGGGTGTGGTCGATAGTGTTAGTGTGTCATTCACATACAGCAAAGTGACGCAATCTGTGACCGTGGAGCGTGTGAATCATGAGTAATGCACTATCAAGGTTTTTGGATTTACTTCCTAAAACGCCTGAGTTTGTTGGCACTGTGCAAAGTGCAGAACATCCCAACTATAAAGTTTTAGTTGTTGATGGGACAGGGCTTGTACTATGTACCAGTTCAACTGCTTATCCAGTTGGGGCTAGGGTTTTTATCAGTGGGAAAAATATTGTGAGGAGTGCGCCCACAGGCACAGTAACACAAATCGAAGTATAGATTTAATTAAATAAATGAGCCGCTTAAATGCGGTTTTTCTTTTTCTGGAGAAACTGGATGCATGAACAACTTTCAATTAAAGCTTTGCCGTGGTTTTTAAAAATCATTGCGGCAGTTATTGGGGCGATATTCGCACTGACTTTAAGCGGGGATATTGATACTGATGGGCGGATCAAGATCAACGTCAGCGTGATTATGAAATTTACTTTTAGTGTGGCCATTAGCCTTTATGGCGGTGCTGCATTCATTGAATACCACGAATTAAACAATTACTCACACATGGCTCAAGGCTTTGTCATGCTGATGTTTGCTGTTTTCGGAATGCTGTGCATTGGTATCTTGTATCAGGCTGTGCAGTTGATGAAAGGCAAGTCATTTGCTGAAATCATTCTAGAAATCAAAGAAACGTTTGGCTCAATTTTTAAATAAATCTGATTTGATCCCTATACCGCTTAAAGGCGGTTTTTTTACGTATAAAGGAAAGTGAAATGACAAAAATCGTAACTATCACAGCAGGACATAGCAACATAGATTCAGGAGCTGTTAATGGCAGTGATCGTGAAAGTGATATCGCCCAAGATATGCGGAACATTGTTGCGCATTATCTGCGCGCCGCAGGCATCAGTGTTAGAACTGATGGAGAGGGTAAGGGTAATGCGTCGCTCAATGAAGCAGTCAAACTCATCAAAGGATCAGTTATAGCTGTTGAGTTTCATTGTAATGCTGGGCCTAAAACTGCAAAAGGTGTTGAGGCATTGTCGCAACCTAAAGATAAGTTAATTTCTCAAAAGCTTTGCGGTGCAGTTTCAACTGTTATGGAAAATGTATTACGTGGAGACAAAGGTTGGAAGCCTGAAAATTCAGGACAGCATTCTCGCTTAGCGTACGTTAGCAATGGCGGCATTATTCTTGAGCTATTTTTTATCTCAAATGATGATGAACTCAAAATCTGGAAAGATAAAAAGTGGTTAATTGGTAAAGCTGTGGCAAATGAGTTAATTAAATATGTTTCTTGAAGTTAGATGCTCATTATCATGATTGATATTGAGCGTTTTTGTTTTGTGTGTATTTTCATGGTGTTCAGCAAATACTATCAACAATAATGTGAGCATTGGTATTTGTGTTAAAGAACTTTAATGAGTGCTTCATTAATTTGAGAATATTTATGCGCAAGAATTAGAGTTTATCTATATTTTGCGCATATATTTTCACAAAATTTAATTTACAGTTCCCAGCACAGGTATCATTCTTGGACCAGCTTGCCTTGCTTTTCTTATAATTTCTACAAGTTCATCGTAAGTAAGATTAAACGAATCCTCGCTATCAAATACATAAACCATATTCTTACCTTCATACTCTGGTGGAGTAGGTGGAACAAATCGCTCAGGTATAAGCATTTGAGTAAGTTGTTCATCAGTTAATTTGAATAAATGCATAGTCATTATCCTATTCTAAAAAGTTCGTTCCAATTGGTTAAATAAGAGGGTGATCGGCGGTTTTGGTTCATCTGCCAGATTGCATTCGTGTCATTGCAAAGTCCTAATGAAACATGATCTTTGCCGTATTTCTGTTTGATAGCTTCCAACGTTTTAGAGAGCTTTTCGCGCTGATTTCGGTGCGTGTAGTCAGTGAATAAATCAGGTACAAATTTAGACTTGGGAATTAACTCTAGTAAAACAATTCCTGCCTTTTTATATTTGAATCCTTTCTTATAGATTTGATCTATTCCTTTCATAGCTGCCTTGGTGATTTCTAATAAATCATCTGTATGTTCAGGCATTTGTACGATGATGTATGGTGAGTATTTTTCACTCTGGTTAAAGCGGCCAGTTTGAATAAATACCCCAATCATTTTGCAGATAGATCCATCATGACGCATACGTTCTACAGCTCTCGTTACGAATAATCGCACTGATGATTTAATATCATCTTTCTCTAAGACGGGTTGGCCATAAGAACGACTGCTTATGATTTGCTGTTTAGATGGGTTTTCATTCTCAATGTCTATGCATGAGACACCTTGCAGCTCTCGCACGGTCTTTTCCATGACAACAGAGAAACACTTTTTAATCTCTTTCGGATTTGATTCAATCAGATCCAATACGGACTTAATATTCATTAAGTTTAGTTTCTTACAGTTTTGGTGACCAACGCCCCAAACCTCGCCAACATCTATCTGCGCGAGTAATTGCTCAGATGAACACGGGTCCATCTCTACTAAATTACAAACCCCATCAAAATATTTATTTTTCTTTGCAATGTGATTTGCGATTTTAGCCTCAGTCTTACTGCGGCCAATCCCAATGCAACAGGGCAATCCTAGCCATTGTTGAGCCTTCAATCTCATTTCCTGAGCGTATTCAGTTAGATCATAGTTTTTCTCGAATGCTGTTAATTCAAGAAAGCACTCATCAATGCTATAAATCTCTTGCTCTCCTGGCGCAACATATTGGCTAAGCAGATTCATGAATCTGCGTGACATTTCTGCATATAGAGCGTAGTTACTTGAGAGAACTTGCACATCGTACTTCTTAACAATGTCTTCAATCTGGAATAGTGGAACACCCATTTTTATTCCGAGATCTTTTGCTTCCTGACTTCTAGCCACGGCACAGCCATCATTATTGCTAAGCACAATTACTGGGCGATCATTAAGGGATGGATTAAAAACACGTTCACAAGATGCGTACATGTTATTGACATCCACTAGCGCGAATATCCTTGTATTACTTTTCATGACTATTCTTCTTATTATGAGCGGTAACACATACGCTTTAAGTTGAACGTCACCACACCCCATATAACAACAGTTTGGCTATCGTCAGGAATGATGTGTTGAAAAGCAGGATTCTCAGCTTTTAGCCAAACCTTAGGTAAAGGATAATCTTCATCCCCAAAGATCTCTTTGATTTCCGACTTAGACATTTTGGCTGTAATCATAAGTCGCTTGATCGTAGAGTCTTTATTGTCGATCAGTGCAACTACAATATCTTGATGAGCAGCTTCTATGCTTCGATCGATGATGATGGGATCATTAATTTCAAGGCCAGCACCCAACATCGACTCACTGTCTACACGTGCTATAAACGATGATATAGGGTTGTGAATGAGATATTCATTCAGATCGACCGTAGTTTCTAGATCATCTTTGGTCGCAAAAGCTGGACCAGCGGGGATACGCTCTAAAGCCATAGGTATAGAGGATTTAGACTTTGGAAGGATAGGTGTGAGACCAAGCTTATCGATCAGATCTGTTTGCATCGAGATCTGTTCAAGCAAGGAATTGATGGTAGTACTAGGTTTCCCTTCTGGTCCCATGAGAGTTTGTAAACTCGACCATGCACCATCCGAGAAGTAGATAGGCAACTTCTTAGACATTTTGATACTCCTACGCTACGAGGCGTGTTTGAAGTGAATCTGTTTTTATATGTTAAAGATTTTTAGTTTTAAAATTCAAATTTATTTATCTGTGGATAAACAACTAGAAGTCATAGCTTGTCGCGGACTAATGCGTATTTGGTCGGAATTTATGCATTTCTGATTTTGGTGCTGCTGTAAACTCATCTACAGGCATCTCGAAGAAGAAATCTTGAGCTTGATCATGTGAGCAATTCAACCAATCATTTCTGCGCTCTTGAGGAATAACAATTATTGAACGTTTTTCATCTTCAGGAGCATGGAATTGATTCATGAAGGGATGTGAATCAGAGTTGATCGTTAACATAGACATAGATCTGTATTCAATGCCATCAATTACCGCATATTCATATATGCCAGCTACAGTGAACGGCATTTCATCTCGTCTGTAGATGCCATACCAGTGAGACTTTCCATCGATATATTTAGGCTCAAAAATTGTCTCAACAGGAATTAAGCAAAATTGGTTTTTCTTCCATGCATTACGAAAGCTTGGCTTAGTGGCTACAGTCTCGGTTCTGGCGTTATATGTATTCTTAGCTTTTTTTATGTCATCTAACCACGGTGCGATTAGACCAAATCTGGCTAAACGCCACTCTATATTTCCACGCTTTGAGAAGAAGATAGGACCTTCATAGTTAGGGTATATGTCGGCTTTATAGTCAAATGTCGGCTCAAATAAATTTAGTAGTTGAGCACGGCTTTTAGCAATAGGTTCATAGTTTGCGCACATAAGAATCTCCATTTCATGCTAACAAAACTATGAACAATTTAATTGCTATATTGAATGTAACTTTTGTTATGAATTAGAGAAAATGATATGTAAAAGATTTAAATAAACTACTAGTTTGTTCTGCGCGCAATGGAATCAAAAGTCTCATGAATCACAGGCATTGCTTTTATTTTTTTCATTTTTTTGTGATCTGAAGAAATATCTTTCATCCATGTTTCTACAGCATGAATCATATTCTTACAGAAGAATTTTATATCTAAATACAAAATATCTCCATTTCTTAAATATTCCCCATAACCTAGAGACATAAAGTGAACAGATGAAACTGTGGCATGTTTTGCTTCATTGAGAATTGATTGATTCTTGATGTGGTGTGTCCCTTGATGTAGCAAGGAGCAACGAGTTGCATAACATTCTTGAGCTATTAAATTTACTACAGCGATATTTTCATTTTTAAATTCATCTCTAAATATTTCCGAATAATATTTAGCCAAATATTTATCGAACCATTTACAATATTTTTTTGATGATGTTTTGCCATTTGAACTATTTACATAAGCACAAATATCAGGAAGAGTTAAAGCGATAGTTATTGCACCAAAATAATTATTAGTTATTAATGAATGCTTTATTGAATCCAAATATTGCTGCATTTTATTTCCTTTAGAAATAGGTTAACTTTTAATACAAGTCGTAACTATAAAATTATTCATCAAACCAAGTGACCATCCAGCCTCTTTATAAAAAGGTTCACCATACTTGATAGTCTGTTCAATGTAGAAATAGACCCAGTCTTTCATTCTTTATTCTCAATTATTCGCTTAATGATTTTAATTTCTCAACCCATTTAGCATATGCTTCAGTTTGCTGTGGCAGGTATTCATAATAATCATAAGTACCTTGTTCGCCAGACATTACATGACCAATCATAAGTTGAGCAACGTCACGTGATGTGAATGCACTGAAGTTAGTACGAGCTGTCCTTCTTAGGTCATGAAGAGACCAATGTTTCATATGATAATCATGGTGTCTTCTGAGGCGTTCCATAATATAACCAGGTAATGAGTTGGATGATCCATGACTCATAGGTGAGTCTTCATTATCATTCGTTAAGAAATATGCAGATTTGTTGTAATCCAACGCTTCTACAATTAATGCCTCCATTTCAGGCAAAATTGGGCGAATAATTTCACGGCCAGTTTTCTTACCTGTCTTATTATTCACAACTGGAACAATCCAAACCTTTCTCTTTAAATCGAAATCTGTCTTTTTAGCTTTTCTGAGCTCGCCGTTTCGGCAGCCGAACATTAGGCACAACTTAAGGAAAATTTTGTTTTTAGGCAAAATGTTAGATTCCTCAATTGCCATCCAAACCATTTTGATTTCTTCATCAGATAAAAATCTAGTACCTCTATTACGCTCAATGCCTAGATCTTCTTTCGCATAGATATCGGATAAGACATTTACTTCAAGCAACTGTCTCTTTTTAGCCCACTTAAGAACCTGTTTTGCATTTGTTAAGACGCGATCGGCAATAGAGGGAACATCATCAGCTAACTCTTCAAGTAAAGCTAACCATTGCTGCAGGGTTATGCGTTCAACTGGTAAATCACCAATTTCAGGAATGACATGCTGTTCAAACGTATTCTTGATTTGCTGAGCTGAAGTTTTCTTTTTTGCACAATAGCTTTCATACCAATCATTAAACACTTCTTCAAACGTGCTCGCATCTATATATTTCTGCTGTTGTACACGTTGCTCAAGTTTCGGGTTAAGTCCCTTATCTAAGAGCGCACGCATCTCACCAGCTTTGATTCGAGCATCTTTTAATGAGATATGAGGGTAGGTCCCTAAATCTAGTCTATCTGCCTTGCCAGCAAATCTATATCGAAGTTGGAAAACAATTTTACCTTTAGGCGAGATTCGAACGCTCATAGAGTCACGATCAGCTACTTCTTCAACTTTCTCTCGTGCCTTGCCGTTATTAGCTTTCAGCCACAATTCAGTTAAAGACAT